AGCGGTTCAGCAATCGTAGCATTTTCGGGCTCAACTACATCATCGATGGGACTCACTCCATTTGGTATATACGATTTAGATCGTGATTTCTATGTAGATGCACCCAAAACCGCTGTGTGGTGTGCTAAACGATTAGGCTACCCAATAGTAGATGTGGAAATGGTAGATGAGCAATTTTACGCTTGTTTTGAAGAATCCGTATCTGAATATTCTGCACAGGTAAACCAATTTAATCTCCGTAATAATTTGGAAATCCTAAAAGGTGTTCCAAAATCATCCAGAAATAATTATTCACAAACCCTTGTTGATGGATCATATTTACCTACAGTAGTTAGGATGTCACAGCAATACGGCACACTTGCAGGGGTCGGTGGTAATGTTGGTATTCAACGTGCATATGTCACTGTCACATCCTCAGTTCAAATATATGATATAATGAACGCAGCTGTAGATGTTTCCACATCGATGTCATTCTCACAGTTATTTACGGGTAGTTCTACGGTTGATGTAACGAGAGTATATTATGAAGCAACCCCCGCTATTCAGAGATTTTTTGATCCATATTCAGTAGGAGGGCAGGGAACTTTAAATCTATTAGATAATATGGGATTTGGGGAATACTCTCCTGCGGCACAGTTCTTATTAATGCCATTATATGAGGATTTATTGAGAATGCAAGCTATAGAATTAAATGATCATATTCGAAAATCAGGACATTCTTTCAACATTGTTAATAATAAATTGGAAATATTCCCAATTCCAAGAACAAATTCACCTGATAGGATTTATTTCGAATATATGCGTAGAGATGAATTAGAACATAATTCACAAACAATTCAAGCAGATTCACTTTCCGATTATTCTGATATTCCATACGATTTTATACAGTATTCTAATATTAACGATGTTGGTAAGCAATGGATTCGAAAATATACACTTGCACTCACTAAAGAATTACTGGGTGCAATTAGAGAAAAATATAGCAGTATTCCAATTCCCGATGGTGATGTGACTTTAGATGGCGCAGCACTTAGAGCTGAAGCGCAAGTTGAAAAAGATGCATTGATTACTCAATTGAGAGAAAACTTAGAAGAGTTAAGTAGAAAAAATGTTATGGAAAGTAAAGCACATGAATCCGACCACCATCAGGATATGTTAAAAAAGATTCCATTAAAAATATATATAGGATAATATGCCAAAATTCGTATCAGAAAGAGATGTAGCTTTTTTCAAAGGAATAGCACGAGAGTTAGTAGATGATTTTATACAGACCGCTTTAGTTCTATTTAAAATAAACATAAATGAAACTAAAGTTAACATATACGGCGAATCTACGAATAAATCTTGGTATCCAGGGGTAGAAGTATTTGGTTTAATTGATAAAGAACCCCAATCAGTAACATATGAAGGATTTGGAGCGGATACGATCCAAAGTGTCGTATTTAAATTAGATAGATGGATGTTGGAAGAAAGAGAAATTTATCCAGAAGTAGGAGATATCATTTTTTGGAACTCTGCATATTTTGAAATAGATAATACAACTGAAATTCAATTAGCAGGAGGCCAAACATATAATAATTTCAGTATAGTATGCACAACGCATATGGTATCGAAATCTTCACTAAATATAGAGCATAGCGTAAATTAATATTATGAAGGAAACACCAGAATTCAATAGAGCTTCGGAAGTTAAAAAAAATAAAGGAGATTTTAAACAGAGTATAACTTTGTTTGATATTGATTCTGCTATTATTTCTCATTTAGAAAATACAGTATTACCAAATATTAGCACAAATGGCGAATCGAAGAAAATACCCGTAATATATGGTAATTCTGAAAGATGGGTTGGTGCAAGAAGGCAAGGAGTTTACAGAGATTCATCTGGTAAGATTCAGCTACCATTGATGATGATTCGAAGGACATCTATTTCGAAGGATGATACGATGCCAATGATAAACCGCACTGCATCATATCAAACCATTACAAAATATTCAAAAGATAATAGATACGATAGGTTTACCGCATTTGGTGGAAATATTAAACCAAAATATGAATTATACAATGTAATGATGCCCGAATATGTTGATATTAATTATGAATGTATGGGTTGGACTGATTTTACAGAACAACTAAATGAGGTGATTGAATCACTCAATTACGCATCAACTTATTGGGGAGATAAGGATAGATTTAAATTTAGAACAACTATTGCAGATTATAATGTAATAAACGAAGTTGGAGAAGGAACGCAGAGAATCAATCGAGTTGAATTCACATTAAATGTAAAGGCTTATTTATTACCCGAAAAATACGATGGAGCAGATACCACCAAAAAATCAATATCTCTTAAACGATTGGTTGTTTCAACCGAAGTTGATATGACAAGTGGTAGTAATAGATTAGAAGGATTCTTAACAACCGCTTCGCCATATTATGATAATAAAGACCTTATAGATTTCCTATCTTTAAATAACAGTAAGATAGAAAACGGTGCTATGACAACTATTTTTTCAAATATTAAATTGATAAAAGCACCTGACCAATTATCTGGAGTAATAACCGCTGGACTGACTGTTAGCGGAAACTCATATGATATTAAAGTCTATATAAATGGTGTTAGATATTATCAGGGAACACATTTTACAGCTACCGTTAGTAACAATTCTTTGACTATAGTTTTTAATGGAGTAGGATTGGGATTTACAGTTACTTCGGAGGATGATGTAAGTATAACAGGCAAATTTATTAATTTATAATGAAAAGAAATATTTTAGATATAACTCAAAAAATTAGTAGAAACCCCATAAAAGCCATTTTAATTCCAAAGGATTTAACTAATCCCACTTATTGGATATATGAGGCAACTAATCATAGGTTCGTTGGATTATTGAGAGAAATTGAATATCGGGACTCTCAAGATAGAGTAAAAGTTTTTATAAATACCCAAGCTATAAGTAATAGAGATTTTTTAGTCGAAGAATCTTCAAATGGATTATTGGTTAAATTTATAAAATCAAATTTTGAATTCGATTTGGATGATAATGATTATATTGAAATAATTGGAGATATAGAAAACTATGCTTAATAAATTTAATTCAAACGTTAGAAAATTAAATAGGATTACTCCAAAGATAAATCCTAATAATTTAAATGATGATTTATACATCACAGGCAGTCTATTAAACATAGAATTGCCGAAGGAACCCAGATTTAACTCTAATACTAAATCGAATCCAACTCCAACAAAGTTAGTAAATAATAAAAATATCATTTCCGATTTTCATAATGAAATTTTCATACATAGTGCTAGATATGTTAAAAGAAGAATAGATGCGTTTAATGATATTCAAAATACTTTAACAATATATAATGCAGTAACCGATTATGGTACTGAAGGTGCAGCTGCTGATAATTTTGAAGTAATAGTATGCGGATTGCATATTCCTGGCGATTATACAGTCAATGATGTTGGAAATAATGTTGTAATTACACTTGGTGATACATACATCGATTTCAACAATACTATACTAGATGATATTTATGTTATAGGAAAACTAATAAACTTATAATATGGCAAATCTAATTAGATTAAAGCAACTAGAAAGTGGTTCTATCTTACAAACATCGGTAGAAATTGGACTGGATTTTAGCTCATCTGTAACTACAATTCTATCACAATCATTGGAAACAGTATTTTCACAATCAATTGTAAATATTATAACAAATAATGTGAATGCGGTTTTACCAGATGGTACAGTATCATCATCTGCCCAAATTTCAAATATATTATTACCATTAAACCAATTCACAGCTTCGCTTAATAATGTATATGCAACTGATTTTGAGGTATATACATCACAATCCAATCTAACTATCGATGTTGGCGAACTTTAATTCAATTCTTATTATGTTTCAATATAAATTAATATTTATTACTAAATAAATCAAAATGGCACAAATAATCAAACACCGTCGTGGCAGCTTGGAAAAATTGGGAGAACCCAATACTTACGAATCAGTTACGAAGGGCGAATTGGTGATAACAACCGGATCTAGTGGTTTAAATACAACTAATGGTAGTTCTATACTATTCGCAGGGGCAATTGATTCACAAAAGCCACAGGCTGTTAACCGTGTTATGATTGGGAGTGCAAACCCATCTACATTTGCAAATACAGATATCGGTCAAATGATTTCCGGTGTTCCTTATTATGCTAGTGGAAGTTCTACATTATACCTATTAGGCGTTACCAACACCGCTATTAATTTAGTGGGTAATATACAACCATTCTCCACATCGGTAGATAGTAGATTGGATTCATTGGAAGTATCGGGAGCTGGAAATGTAGCCGATTTAACATTAAAAGTATCAAACTTAGAAATAGTTTCCGCTTCACTAAATTCATTTACACAATCATTTAGTGCATCGGTAGCAACATCCTTTAGTGCTAGTACAGTAAATCTGACATCATATAGTGCATCAGCTGCAAATTCATTATCGGCATCGGAAGCATCTATATCCAATACTATAAATTCAACTATAACAACGTTATCCAGTTCAGTAAATAGTAGATTGAATGCGGTTGAATCATTTACTAGTTCGATTAATACTACAATCAAAACTAGATTGAGTAATGAAGGTGTAATCAGCGGTTCATCGCAGTTAACTGCATCGTATGATAGTAGATATGTAGGAGTAACGGGTACACAGACTATAAACGGAACAAAGACATTTGATAATATTGTAGTAATTGGGACAGGTTCATTTGCATATATTGAATCCGTTAGCGGGAGTGCAAAAATAATTGGAGATGCATTTATAGTTTTAAATACAGATACCCCAACCTCAAGATATGCGGGTATACAAGTATGGGATTCGGGATCTGTTCCATCAACTGCATCATTCTTTTTCGATGGTGTTACGAATGATTGGGGGTATGAATATTCATCCTCAACCGGCATAGATTATGCAGTTGCAATATTTGGTCCAGAATTTGCAAGCAAAGGTTCGCCTACATACTTAACATATAATCGGATACCAAAGGCAACTGATAACCATCACTTAAATGATTCAAATATTACCGATAGTGGAACGTTGATTACATTAGGTTCAAACACAACGGTAACAGGCACATTGATTGCAACTGGCACAACGTTAGTTTCGGGTTCATCGCAGATATCATATAACGGTATTACTAATATACCAGCCGGTATAATAAGCTCATCTGCACAACTTCCTGTCGGAATTGTTAGTGGATCGACGCAAATTACAATATCATCTACAACGGGGTATACAGAATTTAGTTCTTCTATATCTACGAGTATATTTACACTTAGTTCTTCGATTGATACCCGATTGGATACATTAGAAGGCACAGGTAATATTCAAGGAGTTGGCACAACTAATTCCGTATCTTTTACAGCAGTAACCGCATCCATAAATTTAGGAGCTACGGCTGGTAATACCAAACGAATAGCATTTAGAAATCCAAATGGTTTATTAGATTTGGTAGCAACTGGCTCTGTATCGGGTGATTTATTACAATGGGATGGAAATAATTTTGTAATGAGTAATCTAATCGATGGTGGTGCATTTTAATAGAATGTATTAAAATTAATTTATAATTTAAATATTTTATACTTATAAAGGTACTATATATATAGTACCTTTTTTTGTTATACCAATATCAGCCATATATATGGGACATACTATTATACTCAAACGTTCTGCCTTACCGGGCAAATCCCCAACAACTGCATCGCTGGAATTAGGCGAGTTGGCAATTAATACTTATGATGGTAAGGTATTTCTTAGAAGTTCTGGCGTGTCCGATGAAATTAAACAATTAGTTACAACTAATACAATAAATACCGGATCTATTACACTTACGGAAACCGGCTCATTTGGAGAAGTCATTACATCGAACGATATAAATGTAGGAAGAGATTTATTTGTAATTAGAGATATAATAGCAAATGGCGATATAGATACGGCTGGCGATATTAGTGGAAGTGGGTTGCAGATAAACGATACACTAAATATAACTCATAATGTATTTAAATTATCGGCAAGTGTAGAGATTACAGGTTCTCTAAATCTATCGATGAATTCTAACTCATACCTCTCAATAAGTTCTTCAGCTATTAATGTCACATCCGCAAGCGTTACTCGTAATTTCATGCACTTAACCAAATATATAACAGAGGATGGGCATTTAGATTTTAATATTTAAGATATTTATAAAAAAGAATAAAATAGATGGCATCAATTTTTAAATTAAGAAGAGGCTCCGGATCTGTATCACTTACGGATGGTGAATTATATATCGATTATAATGACTCTCTAAAATATACAGATAATTTAAATGTTACACATTCTTTATTGCCATTGGGTAAATCGATAAACGGTAACATTAATCTAACGGGTAGTATATCATTAAATGGTAGTATAACCGCATCTGACATCTATGTAAATAATAACTTATTTATTTCAGGAAATTTAACTGTCCAAGGAACACAGACATCTCTTAATGTAAATGAAGTATACATTGAAGATAAAACATTAACATTAGCAAGTGGTTCAGTAAATTCAGCTGCAGCAGATGGGGCTGGTATTCATATAGCCGGCGCAAATATTAGTATGAGTTGGCATAATGCCAGATCCGGAATGAATTTAAACACATCTTTGTATGTAGAAGGTGATATAAGTAGTTCAACTTTAAATGGAGTAGGAAATATATCACTATATAGTTCATCTGTAGATGGTAGACTGGATTTATTAGAAAACGCAATGAGTGGTTCTCTTAGGTTATATGTTTCACCTGAAGGCAAAGATACCAACGATGGCTCGGATCCATCAGTTCCATTTAAGACAATTAAAGCAGCGGTAGAATCACTTGGAGCCGCAGAATATACGAATATAAAACGCTATACTATTTTTGTAGGTAGTGGTAACTATAATGAAAATAATCCAATAGCAGTTCCGCCAGGAGTTGCCATAGTTGGAGACACACTTAGAACGGTTAGGTTAACGGCTCAAAATCCTACTAAGGATTACTTTCACTGCCATGACTCAAACTATTTCTATGGGCTTAGGCTTATAGATTTACAGCACCCGGCATTTTCATTTTCATATCCATGCTCAACTGCGACATGTGCGATAAGTGGAGGTAGTATTACCAGTATCAATTTAGTCCATTCAATGACGGGATATCCCGCAAATCAAACAAATTATGATATTGGAATCGTAATAGAAGGACCAGATGCAAGTGGAAGTATTGCTACGGCAAACATTAATACCAATAGTAGTGGTGTAATTACCCAAATAAATGTGTTAAATGGTGGAACTAATTATACTACAAACGAAAAACCGCACATATCAATACCAGCGCCATTAAGTAAACGGCCATACATAACAACATCGCCGTATATACAGAATTGTTCCTCTATAACAGGACCATTTCAAATTAGTAATGGTGCTAAAATATCCGTAACAACTCCATTGCCATATGATACAAGCGATGTAGATGCTCAGGGAGCAGGAGGTGGAATCAGAATTGATGGAAACCTTGTATATCCAAACTCGCCACTAGAATCTATGGTGGCAGATGCGTTCACTCAAGTTAATCAGGGTGGACCAGGACACTTAGTAATTAATAATGGATACGCCCAATTCGTATCATGCTTTACTACGTTTTGCACCTATGGATTCAAGGTAGCAAATGGTGGTTTTGCAAATATATCAAATTCTGTAATAGATTTTGGTAATTATGGCTTAATATCAAAAACATATTTCCCAATAGCATACAATACAGGTTCATCGTTAGAAACAAAAACATCAACTGTTAGTGGGTTTGTAATTGATGAAAATGGAGCAGGATATACGGGTTCAATTGCAACGGTAACAATTACGGGCGGTGGAGCAAGTGTTCAAGCAACCGCAGAAGCAACCGTAAATGCAAATGGTTCAATTGATGAGATAATAGTATTAACAGGTGGTAGTGGGTATACAGCACAACCATCGGTAACAATAGCACCGCCAACTGGTGCAGGAGCAATTCAAGCAACAACTGTAGCAGGTAAAGCATTGATTAGCGGTGTTGCTGAAATGTTGATATCATTGCAAAGTGGTAGTAGAGGAATTGATATTTCTTCTAATATGATTTTGAATGGTGTTGATTATTTAGTAACCGATGTTGCCGCTGTAAGTGGTCAAGCAAATCAAAGACGAGTAACAACTTACCCAGCACCACCTTCAATTACAACTGGAAATAATATTAAATTTCATCAATTATCAAATATCTCAACCGGTGGAATAGTAATGGAATATGGTGGAAGTGGTGTTACTTATAATGCGCTTCCAAAATTTGGAGGAGTTCCGATTAGAACAAGAGAAATTAATGAAATTGCACCAGGTAGAGTATTTTACTCAACGGTTGACAATATTGGTAATATAAAGGTGGGCGACTTCTTTGCAGTTAATCAATTGACAGGAGAAGTTACAATAGATGCAAATTCATTTAATTTGGCAGGCCTAAATACAATTGGGCCGTTCAAACGAAATGGTGTAGGAGTTGGTGTGGTATTACAAGAAGTAAGCAATAATACTACATTATTAAATTCACAAGGTTTATATGGCGAAGATACAGTTCCAACTCAATATGCAGTTAAAGGATACATCGACCCAATAAGCGCAAGTTTGGATAGCAGACTGGATTTAGTAGAATATAGTGCATCGTATGTAAACAACCGATTAATTGGAGTTGTATCGGGTTCATTACAAATAAGTGCGTTAGGATTTATAAGCGCTTCTCAGACTTCATCAATGAATGTTAATAGTGCATCATACGCACTTACAGCTTCATACGCATTAAATGCGGGTACAACCGTTAATACGGGTTCGTTAATAACTACATCCTCATTCAATTCATTTAGCCAAAGTATAGTTAGTAGAGTTTCTACATTAGAGAGTGGCGGTGGTGGTAGTGCCGGTAGTTCGGGTAGTTTTTTATATGAACAAGTATCCCCTGCTATCACTTGGAGTATCACTCATAATTTAAATTATGAGTATCCATCGGTAACGGTATATGATAGTAATAATAAAATAATAATTCCAGATGAAATAACAAGTGTTTCGGAAAACGCACTAACAATCACCTTTGCCTCAGCCGAAAGTGGTCGGGCTCACATAGCAATGGGCGGAGGAGGTAGTATCATATCAACTTTAGCAGGTGATAGATATTTACATACACAATCCAATGTTTCTAGTAGTTGGGTAATTACTCACTCTTTGAATTTTAAATATGTAAATATAGATGTATATGATAGTAATGACCGAATACTATTACCACAAACCATCACAGCACAAGATGCAAATACTACAATTGTAACGTTTGCAACTCCTACATCAGGAAACGCAATTATTTCCAAGGGAGGGGCAACCGTTAATTTGGAAAATATAAATATAGATTCCAGTAGATATTTACATATACAACCCACAGCGGCTACTATGTGGTCGGTTACTCATAGTTTGGAATACGATTATCCATCGGTAACTGTATACGATGGTAGTGATAAAATAATCACTCCAGATGAAATTACACGAGTATCCAATACTAGATTGACAATATCGTTTGCTTCACCTGAAAGAGGTAACGCTCATATATCAGTAGGAGGTATTTCTAATCTAGCAGGTGATAGATATTTACATACACAATCCAATGTTTCCAGTAGTTGGGCAATCAGTCACAACTTAAATTGGCAATATGTAAATATAGATGTATATGATGCGAATAATCAACTATTGATACCACAATCGGTAATTGCTACAGACGCAAACACTACCAATATAACATTTGCTGCACCCACATCGGGAAAAGCAATTATTTCCAAAGGTGGTGCAACGGTAAATTCACCTCTTACCACTAATGGGCCAAATGCATATATATTAGCAGGGGCATTGGTTGTAAGCGGTAGTGTTACGGCTAATACTTACCTTACCACTTCGGATATACGGTTGAAAACTAATTTAGAGGAAATTGCCGGTGCGTTGGATAAGATTGAACAGTTAAATGCGTATACCTACGATTGGATAGATACATATAATTCTGATAATGTTCGTCAAATTGGATTAATATCACAGGAAGTAAAAGAAGTTCAGCCTGAATTGGTATATGAAACGGAAATGATA